AGCTACAAGTAAAGCGAAACAGCCTACAGAAGAAGCTGAAGGAGGAAAGTAAGGAATGATTAATGAAGATCCATACAGAGAAGATTTGCAAGTGATTGACAGAGAATTAAGAAATCACTACGAATATAAGAAACAACTTGAAGAAGTTAATGAGCGAATTGCTGAGATTGATGCACAGCTTACTTCAATCGGTAGTCCTAGAATCATGAGTCCTGACGAGGCGAAGTATCAGAAAGGTACTAGAATCTACAGTGATGTCAATATGCTGGAGTTATTCCAGGAACAGGACCAACTTATAAAGCAAAAGCAAGACCTGCTTTACTTGATCAGCAGAGTGCAGGTGAAATTGAATAAGCTGGATGAAGAAGACATGCAGCTACTTGAGCAGAGGTACAAGTATAAAAAGACTCTAAGGGAATTGGCGCAAAATGCCTATAATGGTAAAAGCACGATGTCTAGAAAACTGGATGACATTTTGCTAAAACTTTTGTAAAACTAAATTTTGGGACATGTCCCATGACTTTTAGGTGTATAATAGGCGTAGGCGAAAACCATAGGCAGAAATGCTTGTGGTTTTTTTTCGTACATACATTCGAAGCTATCAGCTTAATATTTGAAATCACCCTAAAACTATTCATATAAGTACTCCTTTTGTGTTTAAGCTTTCCATGTACTAGCTTTCCGGCTGATAGTTTCCAATGTGTGTATGATGTAGAAAGGGGCAAGCCTATGAAGAAATTAACAGACAAGCAAAAGCGTTTCTGCGAAGAGTATGTGGTTGATCTCAACGCAATACGTGCTTACAAGTTAGTATATACTAACTGCAAAAGCGATAGAACAGCATCTGCTAATTCTAGTAGACTGCTAGCAAATGCTAACGTTGCCGCGTACGTGCGTGACCTGAAGGGACAGATTGCTCAAGAAGCTAAGATAACTGCTGCAGATGTGCTCAAAGACCTTATTGAAGTTAAAAACAGATGTATGCAAGCTACTCCGGTTAAAGTGTGGGATTCCGATTCGCACTCGTATGTTGATTCTGATGCAGAATTTACCTTTGACAGTAAAGGAGCTAATACGGCTTTAAAGTTAATAGGCGAACATCTAGGTATGTTCCAAAAGAAAGTTGAACTATCGGGTGGACTAGAAACAAAGCAGTCTAAGGTTGACGATGTAATCGAACAGTTGAAGGTTGCTGATGAAGAATGAGCGATTTGCGATTAATTCTATCACCTAAGTTCAAAGCATTTCTAAAGTATGATGCAGAACTAGAAGCGCTTGAAGGCTCAACTGCTGCGGGGAAAACAACCGTTGGAGTTTATAAGTTCATCTTAAAAATTTGGCAATCCCCTAAGAAGCTCCACATCATCGCTGGTGATGATACAGGTACGGTAGAAAAGAACCTGATTAACAAAGACCTTGGGATTTTGGATGACTTCGGGGATTTGGTTGAGTACCGCGGCAATGGCTCCAAAGAGTACAAGATGCCACACTTGATCGTGCATGCCACAACTGGAGACAAGATTGTCTTTATCGTTGGCTATTCCACAAAAGAGAAGTGGAAAGATGCATTAGGCGGCCAGTACGGGTGTCTACTTATTGACGAGGTAAATACAGCTAATATGGAGTTTGTGCGCGAGTCTATTATGCGTGCAGACTATACCATGATGACGCTTAACCCTGATGACCCATCGCTCCCTGTATACAAGGAGTATATCAACCGTTGCCGTCCTATTCAGAAATGGACAAAGGAAACGCCACAAGAGATTCTAAATGATTTAAACGAGCCGGAGCATCCAAACTGGATACACTGGTTTTTTAATTTTGATGATAACTACGGATTATCTGCAGAAAAGAAAAAGCAGATCATCGAATCAGTGCCTGTTGGTACAAAACTTTGGAAGAATAAAATCAAGGGGCTTCGTGGAAGAGCTACAGGGCTTGTTTTTAGCAACTTCGAGCGTAAGACGAATGTTATTACATGCGAGCGATTAATCGCTCAAATAGGTGGCAAAGACAAGCTCAGGAAAGCCTTTAAGGTTTTTACAGTAGGCATCGATACCGCTTACTCACAAAAGTCGCCTGATACGATTGCGATGTTGTTCCAAGGAATAACTGTTGATGGCAAGTTGGTAACACTTGATGAAGAAGTTTATAACAATGCGGATCTACAGATTCCGATTGCACCAAGCGATACAGTCCAAAGATTAGTGGACTTTGCAGAACGCAATCGAGAGAAGTGGGGATACGCAAAGTTCATGTTCTTGGATTCGGCCGATCAAGCGACCATCACAGAATGGCAGAAATATAAACGCTTGAACGGTAGTATCTACGAGGTGATACCGGCATATAAGAAAACGAAGATTATCGACCGCATCAACCTGCAGCTGGGATGGATTGCTAAAGGCGATTATCTAGTATTAGACCACTGTAAGAAACATATACACGAGCTGGAAGTGTACAGCTGGAAGGAAAACAAATACGAACCTGAAGATGGTAACGATCACACGATTAATGCAAATCAGTATGCTTGGTTGCCATTTAAGAGAGAAATAGGAATTGGAGGAAAGTAACCAATGGGTATTGGAATGAACATCAAGCAAGCTATTCAATCATGGCTTGAAATAAAACCTGCTGATCGAGAAGGGGTAACGATTGATGAAGCCTACGATTACGAATTTAATGCGGGTATTAACCGAGTATGGATGCGTGGCCAACCAGCAGAATTATCAGCGCTTTATAAGCAGATAAAGGATAGTGAAAATAAGAATGCCACATTCTGGGGAGCAACACCGTCTACACCGATTCACAAGATTCATACAGGACTGCCAGGATTAACGGTGAGAGTGTTAACGGATATTGTTATTCGTGATTTGAATAAAATCGAAGTCAATAAGCGTAATGACGAATGGCAGAGGATTGCAGATGATAACAATTTGAAGAAACTGTTTAAGCAAGCAATCAAAGATACTCTGTATGTTGGGGATGGTGCTTTCAAGATTTCAGTTGATAGCGATGTTTCAGATGAGCCGATCATTGAGTTTTATCCAGGAGACAAGATTGATCTAATCTACAAGCGTGGAAGGTTAGTGGAGATTGTTTTTAAGACTATTAAGGTTCAAGAAGGTACAACACGTAAGTACTTACTAAAGGAACGCTACGGATATGGCTATGTTAAGTATGAGCTATATCACGTGAATGGATACAGCTTAGATAAGACAGACTTGTACGAGCTGGAAGAAACAAAGGACCTAGTAGACGTGCAGTTTGGTGGGTATAACGAGGAAACAAAAACAAAGGGAAGCTTTATGATGGCAATCCCTTTTTCAATTTTTGAATCAACAATGTATAAAGGTCGCGGTGAGTCAATTTTTGATAAGAAAAAGGACTCGTACGACGCTTTAGATGAGGTTGTTTCGCAATGGGCAGATGCGGTCAGAGCAGGACGTGCAACAAAGTATATTCCTGATTCGTTAGTACCTAAAGGTGCTAATGGAATGGACCTGTTACCAAATGATTTTGATGACCGTTTCATCAAAACAGGTAACGCTATTGGCGAGGATGCAAAACAGCAAATCAGCGTTGTACAGCCATCAATCCCAACGGAGAACTATCTGCAGAGCTACATTACTTATTTGGATCTATGTCTACAAGGCTTAGTAAGTCCATCCACACTAGGCATTGATACGAAGAAGTTAGAGAATGCTGAAGCTCAGCGAGAGAAAGAGAAAACAACACTGTATACAAGAAATGCGATCATTGAGGCCTTTACAGAGATGGTCCCTAAGCTAATAACAAGTGTGCTTATGGTAAAAGATGGAATGACTAATAAGGGCTTGTCACAATTGCTTGATCTTGATGTGAATGTTGATTTCGGAGAGTATGCAAATCCATCGTTCGAAGCTGTTGTCGAAACTGTCACTAAAGCTAAGCAAGGTGGTGTTATGTCAATTAGAACAGCACTTGATGAGATGTATGGCGAATCTAAAGAAGATGCTTGGAAAGATGAAGAAGCACAACGTATTGCTGAAGAAAGTGGTGCAGTACAGCTACCGGAGCCGAATGTGCCTGCAGATATGTTTAGTTAATGGAATACGATATTGCTGAAGCGTTTAGACGTATCGAGCTTGAACTTATTTCGTCTATGAAACGTAACTGGCAAAGGCACAATGAAGAAGAAAATAAATACGGTTTCACCTGGTCTAGATGGCAGGCTGAGCAGTTAAAGTCTTTGGAGGAATTTAAAAAGAAAAATCCAAGACTTTTTTCTTCGGAATTCAAAGCAATCAATGAGCAATTTCTTGATAGCATTCTTGGCCAAAAAGAAACAAACTTCTTTGGGGTGCATTCCCGTAAGGTACAAGCTTTAGTTAAAGCGACAACCGGTGATCTAGTGAAGGCTGAACATGCTATGCTACGTAAAGCTAATGATGAGTACCGCAAGGTGATTTACAATGCTCAAACGTATTTAGCAAGTGGCGCAGGAACACTTGATAAAGCGATTGATATGGCCAGTAACGATTTTCTTACTAGAGGGATTAATTGTGTTGTGTACAAAGGTGGCAGACACGTCAACATGGCAACGTACTCAGAGATGTCATTACGTACAACAAATAAGCGAATTGGCATGTATGCAGACGGTGCTAAACGTCAGGAGTTAGGTGTACATACCGTAAAGGTATCAAAGTATGGTATGTGTTCTAAAACCTGCCAACCATGGCAGGGACGTGTGTATGTTGATGATGTGTATAGTGGAGGAACACCTGAAGAAGCTGAAGAACTTAACTTACCTTTGTTGAGCACGGCTATATCTGGTGGCTTATTCCATCCAAACTGTAAACATCACTTAAGCACTTATTATCCTGGCATGGATAACAACGATGATGGTGATCCCAGACAACCAACATATGAGAATCCACCAGGCTCGCAAGAGCATCACTACCTACAGCATCAGATCCAGCGTGAAAGAAGACTACAGGTCGGTTCTTTAAGTGAAGATAAAATTAAGGAACATGCTGATAAAGAACAACGCTTAATAGGACTTGATGAGAAGTATGTAAAACAAGCAGAGCAGTACGATAAAGAACGTTTCATGGCAATACGCGATGGGGAGATGATGGGTGCGAATTTACAAGGTGACTATAAGGATATTCCGGTAGAAGTGCTACAGGGAGTAGATAAAGCTTTGCATAACTTAATAGATAAAGAAATCCCTTCTTTAAAGAACGGGATTAACGAAATCTTTTTCAAACCTATGAGTCTTAAAAACTTAATGTCAATAAAGAATCTAGATAGTGATTTGAGAAGCGTATTGAATATAAATAGTAACTATTTTTCTAATGCTAAAGCTATTGAAAAAATACCGGAACTGTACTATACGGAACTATCGCCTAAAAAGACATTAGAAGATTATTTGAGACATGAGTTATGCCATGTGTTAGAGGATAAATACAATATTAGGATAAACACAGATAGTGTGGGAGTTCCTAATGTTGAAAAAATCATTAATGACTGTAATCAACATACATATGCGACTGAGTTATTAGATGAAGCTCTGGAAAAATGCGGATTAAATAAATCGGATGAAATTATTAGTAAATATATTTCAAAATATGCTACATATACCGATAGCGAAGCCGTAGCTGAGGCATTTTCTAGTATAGCTAACAATAAAGTTTGTAATACGATCAAATCTCTGGTAAAATCAAAATGGATAGGAGGTAAAATATGATTCCGATTATTGGTAAATTAATCTCTGGAAAAATTGAATTTATTCACAATGATGTAATTGTGAAAAAAGGAGTCGTACTAACTCCAGAAGAGCAAGAAGAATTCGATTTACTTAGAGAAGCGCTACATTCAGAAGATAGATAATAAGTTTTTTATCAAGCATCCTAGAGCAGGGTGCTTTTTTCATGCATGAAAGGAGAAAGGGAATGGTGCAAGTAAAAGTCACACAGGATTATTTCGATAGAGAGCGAGATAAGTTGATGAATGTTGATGATCAATTTGAATGCTCTCAGGAACGTGCTGAGCTTCTTACAATGTTCGGAGTGGTGAAAATTGTAAGAGAAGACGAAGAAATTATCGAAGAAACAGAAGTCACTGCAGAAGAGTAGTGATTTTTTTATGGCCAATCACGACAAGCCTAAAAACTGTGCGTGTTTGATTTAAGGGAGACACCCAAAAAACAGGAGGAACTATGAAAGAGGTATTAAAGTATCCGCTTCACATTCAGTTTTTTGCTGATGATGGAGCAGCACAACCAAACACAGGAGATGGAAATAACAACAATGGTGCTTCATCTAGCGCGCAAGGAGCAAATACAAATGTTTCTATCGACTACGACAAGATTGCTGATGTTTTAGATAAGCGTGGATCACAAGCTCAATATGCTGCCTTAAAAGGGTATCTAAAGGAGCAAGGCGTATCTGCTGATGAAATGGATAAGGCAATCAAAGAGTTCAAGGATAAGAAAGAAGCTGACAAGCAGTCTAAAGAAAAAGAACAAGCGGATATGCTTGCAGAAAATCAGCGTTTAAAGCTACAGATTCAAAATATTGAAATCGATAAGAAGATTTCAGAACTTGCTGAAGGTGTTAGCGCTGAAAAATTACCTTTCTTAGCAAAACTTATTGATCGTTCCAAGTTGTTAAACGATAAAGGGGAAATTAATGAAGATAGCGTTAAAGCCGCTATCGAAGAGGTAGTAAAAGCCTTCCCTGATTTCAAGGTACAGGCTGGAGCGACAACACAAGGTTTTACAAAAATCGGAGCAGATGGCTCCAACACAAAGGCATCATTAGACGATGTCCTTGCCAAAAATTTTGGTGTTAAAAAATAGGAGGAATTTAAATGACAAATACAATCGAATATGCAAAGAAGTATGTACCATTCTTAGATCAGGTTTATGCGCTCGCATCATTAACAGCTGATCTAGAATCAGATCCAGAACTAGCTAAAGAAGGAGCAAACGCAAATGAAATCGTTATTCCTAAGTTAGAAATGGATGGTTTAGGAAAGTATGACCGTAACGAAGGCTATACAAAGGGCAATGTTAAGTTCAAGTATGAAACTGTTAAGTTCAACTATGAGCGTGGACGTGCATTCAATGTAGACAACATGGATGAAGAAGAAACAATGAACGTGATTGCTCCAAAGATTATGGGCGAATTCACACGTACAAAGGTTGCTCCTGAAGGAGATGCATTTACTTTTGCTAAGTTAGCAGGTAAGACAGGCGTTTCAAGTGCAACTGGTGCATTAGCTACAGGTGAAGCTGTGGTTAAGGCGTTACGTACAGCATCTACAAAGATGGATGAAGACCAGGTTCCGACAGAAAGCCGTATCCTTTACATCACGCCTACATTAAAGGGCTTGATTGATGATCTAGACACAACAAAGTCTAAGGCTGTTCTAAATAAGTTCTCAAAGGTTGTAGAAGTTCCACAAGCTCGTTTCTACACAACAATTGATTTACTTGATGGTAAGACTGGTGGAGAAGAAGCTGGTGGTTTCAGAAAGAACACAGCCGGTAAGGAAATCAACTTCATGATCGTTGAAAAGAGCGCTGTATTGAAGTACAACAAGCACGTTGCTCCTAAGATTGTTACACCTGACCAAAACCAAACAGCAGACGGCTATATCTTTGGCTACCGCAAGTATGGCTTAGTTGATGTGTATGAAAACAAGCTCGCTGGTGTATATTGCCACCACGTTGCCTAATAAGAGGTACAGATTATGGCAGAAACAGTAGGAAAGATCTTTGCTGAAGACGTGGATCTAGAAGCAGTTGAACAAGTTGAGCCTATTGAGCCAATTGTTGAACCGGAGATTCAGCCTGAAATCGAAGAAACAGATAAGAAAAGCAACAAGAAATGAGGTGATGTAAATGCAATACGTCGATAAAGCGTATTACAAGGGCACCTATAACGGTATTATCTTGACTGAGGATAATGCTGATAGATATTTAACGATTGCTTCGCGGCAAGTTAACACTATCTGTAGAGGAAGAATCGAAGGGATGGGCTTTGACAGCCTGTCCCCTTTTCGTAAGTCTTCTATACAAGAGGTGATATGCCGGCAAGCAGAATTTCTTTATCAAAACGAAAGCATGTTAGAAACATACTTAAGTAGCTATGCAATTAACGGTGTTTCAATGCAGTTTGGCCAATCATGGAATCTACATGTAGAAGGTGGGATTGCAATTCCTGAAGAACTGTATCAAGCGTTACTTAGAACTGGTCTTTGCTATAGAGGGTTTGGCTATTATGGGTAGTTGGCCATCTTTGGTTTTACCACAGTTCTGCAAGACTCCAATTCATCTGATTTTCCATCAAGAAGGAATTGATGAAGATGGCGCACCGGTCAAAGCTTTAGAGTTGGATGCCTTGTGTAATTATCAAGGCTCTGCAAAGCGCGTACGTACCGATAAAGAGACGTTTGTGCAGTTGACAGGTATTTGTCTATTTAACGGAGATATAGCCCCTAGCGTGCTTGAAATTGGCACAGGCGAGGCGATTATCTTCGGAGAGAAGAGGACCATCGTTTCTGGTAAAAAAGCACGCAATCCTGATGGAAGCGTGAATTATTGTGAGGTAGATCTTGGGTAAGGTTAGAATCCATTACGGAAACGTTGCTACATTGCGAGATGGATTACGGCAGGCGTTGTATAAGACGGCTGATGCTATCCGTACAGACGTACGAGATAAGCAAGTGATACCGTTTGATAAAGGAACCCTACAGGAGAACACGTTCGTTGATGACACGCGTAATCCTGATAACGCTTATGTTGTTTCATCCACTCCATACGCTCGTAGGCTTTATTTTCATCCGGAATACAACTTCCGTACAGAAAATAATGAGCATGCAGGTGGTAAGTGGTTTGAACCGTGGACCTCTAAAGGCAAATATGCAGGTTGGGTAAAAAGAAGATTTGAATCGTTTGTAAAGGAGTGTGCAGATGTCTAGTACAATGAGACTTTATGAAATTAGAAACTGGTTGAAAACACTAAATTTATTTGAACATTACTATATCGGTAAGTTAGATCAGAAGCCTGATAAGGCAATAGGTGTTTATCAGTTGTCTAGTTCTGGTAGTCCAATAACAGCACTAGGAAACAAGTCCTCTTACAACGTTAAACGCGCATCGTTATTAATTCACTGGAACAACAATGCCAGGGAAACCGATGAAGCGGCAAATACGCTTTTTGAAACAATCATGAATGCAAAACATCCAACTATAGGTGATTGGAAAGTGCAGTTTATTAACATGCTAGTCCCAGAACCACAAGACGTTGGAACGGATGATAAAGGAATCTATGAATCAGTCATAGAAATTGAAATATATTACGAAAGGAAATAAATAATATGTCTGAAAAATATACAGGTGTATTCCCAGTATTCAACAATGAATTCAAGTTTGATATTGGCACAAAAGATACTCCAAAGAAGGTAAATGTGGCGGATTTGGAGTCATTTTCAGTATCATTCTCTAATGGTATTGAAAACTGGAATCCAATGGATACAAAAGGTTGGCAGCGTGGTCTGATGACTTCCAAGTCTTTGAAGATTGAATTCAAGGGTAAGAGAAACATCGGCGACGAAGGAAACGACTACATTGCTTCCCTTGCTTTCAAGACAGGCAAGGAAGCTACGATTCCATTTGAATGGACGATGGTAAGTGGTGCGAAGTTAGCTTTCAATGCAATTGTGGATGTCACATCTGCAGAAGGCGGAGACTCAACAAATGTTGGAGCGTTAGAGTTCACTGTTAACTCTGATGGAAAGCCAACTTATACTCCGGCAGTTTAAAAACAAAAAATAGAAAGGAATGGGCGGTCAAGACGGCTGCCCTTTTAAATGTATATGGGAAAAATTATCGATATTAGTGCAAAGCTCGTAAATGAGCCTAAGTTCTTACAAGTTGCAGAAGGAAAAACTTATAAAGTTGACGATCGCAAAAATACAGTTCTACAGATGAACGCATTGCTTAATGAGGGTGCAGCTTCCGTAGATGGAATCGATAAGGCTATTAAGTTAGGTCTTGGAGAAGAGGCTTTTAAAGAAATTGAAGCAATGGAGTTATCTATTACAGCTTATCAATCGCTATTTATTGGAATGATGGCGCTTGTTACAGATAAGTCATTTGAAGAAATGGAGCAGACTTTTCGTAACACCACAGCATAACGATGAGTCTTACTATGACTTGTTTGAGGATTGGGATTTAATCGATGCTTCAATTACTCAACAATACGGAATCCGTTTAAGATATGAGCCTGAAATGCAGTGGGGAGAGTTCTGTACTCTACTTACTGGATTAAATGGTGATACGCCATTAGGGCATGTGGTTGATGTTAGATCCACTACGGATAAAGAACGCATTAAAAACATGTCTGCAAGCGATAAAAGGATACGAGCTGAGTGGCAGGCAAGACAGAACAATAAACCTATCGATAGCAAGTCCTATATGCAGTCTATGAGAGCCCTTGAAGAAGCCATGAAGGCATTGGCTTCGTAGAAATGAGAGGTGATTAGATGGCGACAGAAGTAGGGTCCGTTGAATTAGGTGTCAAACTGAATGACAATCTTGAAAAAGATGTAGCGAAAGTTGCAAATAAGGCCGACAGTATCTTAACGGGAAGATTTAATGCTATTGGCGCTACGATTGGCAAAGTTTTGGCCATTACAGCTTTAGCGAGATTCGGATCGCAATGTATTCAATTGGGCTCTGACCTTGCTGAAGTCCAAAACGTTGTTGACGTTACATTCCCTACAATGTCAAAACGTGTAGACGAATTTGCACGTAACGCAATAACAAGTATTGGCATGTCGCAAAAGGTAGCCAAAGAATACATGGGACAACTTGGTTCTATGGCGCAGGCATTTGGTTACGGAGAAGCTGCATCGTACGATATGGCTTCGGCTATTACGACATTAACAGGTGATGTGGCATCGTTCTATAATCTATCGAATGATGAGGCATTCACTAAATTAAAATCTGTATTTACAGGTGAAACAGAATCACTCAAGAGCTTAGGTGTCGTTATGACTCAATCGGCTCTTGATGAATATGCTTTGGCGAATGGCTTCGGTAAAACGACAGCCAAGATGTCAGAGCAAGAAAAGGTAGCATTACGATTAGCATTCGTACAGAACGCGCTTTCTAATGCTGCAGGAGACTTTGAAAGAACGTCAGACGGCTGGGCAAATAGTACACGTGTCCTATCGCTTCGTTTTGAAGAGCTTAAGGCGACAATTGGCCAAGGTTTGATAAATGTATTAACTCCAATTATTGGTGTCATAAACGTCATTCTAGGAGGTCTACAGACACTTGCTAATTACTTCGTTGCATTCACCAGATTGTTAACTGGTGGTAAAGGTGCGGCAGGTGCTACAGGTGCAATAGCTTCCAATATAGGTAAGGCTGGCGCCGCTGCAGGTGGATTAACATCTGGACTTGGTAAGGCAGGTAAAGCGGCGGATAAATTAAAAGGAGCCCTTGCTGGCTTCGATGATTTAAACGTATTGCATGACTCAGAGGACTCAGACTCCGGAGGAGGTGGAGGCGCTGGAGGTGGTGGTGCTGACTTTGGATCTTTAGGTATTCCTGATGGCTCGATTGACATGAGCGGAGTAGACGAGATCTACAATCGCGTTAAAGGAGTGTTCGATAAAGTTACTGGATTTTTAAAAGACCACAAAGTAATCATCACTTCACTTTTAGGTGGAATGTTTGCAGGATTTGCGACTTTTGGAATCATAAAGAATTGGAGCGCTATTAAAGGTGTCTTCACTGGACTTTTAGCACCGCTAAAGTCCTTAGCAACAGGGTTTTCTACTTTCTTCACAGGCATAGCTAACGGTGAAGGAGTGCTGACATCGTTGCAGGCAGTCTTTGGTACAGCAACCGGAACGGCTTTATTCTTCGCTGCGATTGTAGCTGCAGTATCTGCAGCGCTTATTTATTTGTATCAGACAAGTAGTGATTTTAGAGCTTTAGTACAGACAGCACTAGATAGCTTGTTAGGCATCCTAAGCAATCTATGGAATAACGTTTTAGTTCCTTTAGGTGCATTTTTGCTAGATGTATTCAACACTGTCGTCGTACCGATTGCTACCTTCTTAGCAGAGGTGTTTGTTAAAGCTGTTGATGTGCTCTTTAGCGGACTGCTTTCACTTTGGAATAACGTACTTGCACCAATAGCCAATTTCTTGGTAACCGTCCTAAGCATTGCATTAAAAACAATTGTAGATGTGTGGAATGGTTGGAAACCTGCCATTGAAGCAATTGGAGAAGGTATTGCATGGGTTTGGAACAATATCTTATCTCCACTAGCGGACTTCATTAAAGGAGCAATGCTGGATGCATTTGCAGTTCTTGGTAAATTCGTTGATGAGTTGTTGAAGAGTGCAACTTCGATGTTCAAAGGCTTTTCTGATTTCTTGATTGGTATCTTCACATTAGATGTTGATAAAGCTATGCAAGGAGTCCAGGAGATCCTTCGTACATTCTTAGGATTCTTGGATAGAGTTTTCGGAACAAATTTCAGCTCATCGTTTAAGTTTATCAACGGAATCGTAATGGCGTTCTTCAGTGGAACACAACAAATTTTCGATGGTATCAAACAGATATTTGGTGGCTTGATTAATTTTGTCCAGGGAATATTCACAGGAAATTGGGAACAAGCTTGGCAGGGTATTGTTGATATCTTCGGTGGTATTTTCAGTACGATCTCAGGTGTGGTAAAAGGACCAATCAATGCGGTAATTGCTATCGTCAATGGTGCAATTAACCGAATCAACGGTGTAGGATTCACTGTACCGGATTGGGTACCTATTATCGGTGGTAAAGGCTTCCGAGTAGATTTACCTAATATTCCAGCATTGGCACAAGGTGGATATGTTGGAGCGAATGCTCCACGATTAGCTTTAATTGGTGATAACCGCCATGAAGGTGAAATCGTTTCGCCTGAGAGTAAGATCTATGAACAGACCAAACGTGCGATAGATGATGCGTTGATGGCATCACAAGGCGGTAATGGTCAAGAAGTAATAATCCAATTAATGTATGAAATCCTAGAGACACTACAAAATCTAGGAATCGTGATTGACCGAGATAAATTACTAAAACTAATAGATCAAAGAAATAAACAACTACAGTTAGCAAAGGGAGGTTAAAGCATGATTGATTATGAATTGATTAAAATTAAAATTAATGGTAAAGATCTCCCTGCGCCAACTAAGTTTGAACCTGAATATGGTGATTTGGATAGTGACAGTTCGTTGCGTGACGTTAAAAAAGGAATCATGCATCGTATGCGTATTCGTTCCCGTGTGTTGAAGATTGCACTGGCTTATGCCATCGATGACTTAGAAGTGGTTTCAGAAGTAATGAATATGCTAGAACCACCAGAGTTTATGGTTGAAACATTTGATATTAAAACGCTGCGGCGTAAAACGTACAAAATGTATTGCAGTAAATGTAAATTTAAGTATATCGCTATCGGTGATGGCGTTTATAGCCAAGGCTACACCTTTGATTTAACGGAGTGCTAGAATATGAAAGTCTATATAAAAAAAGGAACTGCAACACCTGTTGAAATAACAGACCTAGTTGTATCGTTCAATTCGTCTAACAGCATGCAAGAGGATAGACTTTTGGGCAACACTCCAAGCATGATGTTGGACCTCGATTTAAACAACACAGATGGTGTTCTTAGTGATTGTGCTGGGAACACCTTTTTGATTGATTTAAAAGAAGCTGATAGTACGGAAATTCCGACACAAGAATTCATCGTCCAAGAAGCTCCAGAGAAATACACAAAGAAGTTATCACTGAATTTGTATGACGTGATGATTAAGTTCAACAAGCCGTACAAGAGCTCGTTAACGTATGAAAAAGATAAATATCCAACTATCTCTCAACAATTAGATGAGATGTCTAATTTGGCTGGTGTGAGAATTGATAAAACAGGGCTATCAAATACTGTACTGAACAAAAAAGCTCAGTGGATAGACACCACAATTATCATGCGCGATTACATCGGGTGGATTGCTGAGTTAAGCGGTACAAATGCACTCATCAACGAGTCGAATACGCTTATTTTCAGAAATCTCTTTGCCGCTGATCATGACATAGAATTTACATCAGATTTTGAAAAAACAGATCTAATAACCATCTCACGTGTTGCGTATGATGACGGTGTTAATTTGATTGCTTCAGGAAACGATACAGGGAAGACAATTTACATTGATGCAAACAATTCCTATTGCGATAGCCAAACTTATACAGATGCAATTTTAGCAAAGTATAATGGCCAATCATTCTACGGTATGTCAGGTTTAAAAACCTTTGGCAAAGATACAATTAAATTAGGTGATACGGCCACATATGACGGCAACAAGTGTATCGTGCTAGGCGTTAAGCGGAAGTATGTAGGTGCACAGTCAGTAGTTGAGCTTGACGGAGAGGTTGCATTAAAGAATGTTGATTCTGTTGTTACTAAGGTTTCTGATAAAGTAAGAATTAAACGTCTCCAGGTAAAAGTTGATCAAGACGCAAACAAGCTTGAAATCGTTGCAAAGAATCTTGAAGATGCCAAAGGCGACGTAGGTAATCTACAAGTTGAGACAAACAAGATTAAAACACAAGTTGAAAATATTTCTGCTGGAACAGTTTCTGGCACGCGGCAATATTATCTGCAAACTGCTTTGAAAGATACGCCATCGAAGAATGACAGCGCCTGGTCTACCACAAAGCCGCCATCAATAGCAGGGCAACACATGTGGTACATGCTTGCAGATGTTGTAAACAATGGTACAGAGATTAAGCATGAGCCTTTTGAACTAACAGGAATTAAAGGTGATACAGGACGTGGTATTGTTGGTAGTCCTACACTTACATACCAGGCGAGCAACAGTTCAACCACAGTTCCTACAGGTGAGTGGTTAAATTCGATTCCGTTAGTAAATGAAGGTTATACCCTATGGACCAAAGCAACGTGGAAATATAGCGATGGCACATCGTCAAACGTGTATTCTCCATCGATTGCAGGTAAGACGGGTAAGGGCATTAAATCAGTTGAAACAGAATACTATTTATCTACTTCAAAGACCGAAGTAACAGGTGGTGAATGGAAAAATGTACAACCTTCCAAAACTGCTGATACTTGGATATGGACACGATTAAAGACCACATTCACAGATAATAGCGTAGGCTATTCTGAACCTACTAAAGATGATGTGTTGAATGGACTTGTAGATACATCCATTAGTAATAAATCAACCATTGAACAGTTGAATGGAAGTATCACACATCTTGTCAATCAAACTACAGAGAATAAGACAAGCGTAGATACAGTCAAAACAGAGTTGAAGTCCTTGCAGGAACAAACAGTTGATGGTTTCAGTCGAACAGTACAACGTACAGAGTTTGATAAAACAGTTACAACTATCTCCGAAAAGTTGGATGAGCATGGCTTACATATCGGTAGTGATAAAGAAGATACAGTAACAACAGTCGATACAAATGGTGTAAATGTTAAAAAATCAGACGGAACGTTGCTGGCAAAGTTTGACAAGGTAGATAGTATGCTTGCTTACTTGCGAGTGCTTGAATATCTAAGTGCAGGTGCACATCGAGTAGAAGCAAAGGAAACCGAAGCTGAAATAACACAGTTTGTAAACGGAACAATCAAGACTGCAAGAGTTAAAGCAACAGTTATAAACTGGATTGGAGACATAAACAATGGTAATGCTAAGTAATGCATGGCAAGTTGTAAAAGAAGTAACGCAACAAGTCGGACAAGCAAATGTTACTTATAGATTATGGGCCAGAGTAAATGCACAGTATCACAGTATCGAATTAAATCGAGATTGGGTAGATTTGGAAACCACATACACAATGAACAGTGGTTATATCTATTCTGGATCATGGACATTTACTGGCACAGGATGTGAAACTGTAACGGGTGGTGGAACACTAAGAGGTAGCGGAACGCTATTAAGTGGTGGCTTTTGGGCTTACCACGATAACAATGGTGATTATAGTGCAGGTGTTAGTGCCACTTTAGACTTCTACTTTTCGGCAGCAAACGCTTATTTGGCGGAAGTCATTACACTTCCTAATATTCCACGTGCTAGTATTGGTACATGGAAAGACAATAAAAACCGCGTTAAACTAGATGGAAACGACACGATCACGTTGCTATTAGATAAAAAGGTACAGAAATATAGACATTCATTAGTTTGGGTAGTTGGGGATAGCGGTGCAAAAAGGTTGAATACCAATGATATTGATACGGAATATACATTCAAGCCAACAGAGGAGATGATTAAGTACGCAACAGATACAAAATCTGTATATGGATATCTTGAAATAGGTACATACGCCGATGGTACTAGCAATGCAGTTCAAATTGGCACAACAACCATCGGATTTTACATTGACTTGCCAGAAGAAAAGTATGCACCAGTAATCAACTCTACAAGCGTAAAGGAAGTCGGTAATACAAGCGTTCCAGAAAATAAGGTATTCCGTTATTTATCCAAGAAGAAGTTATCCATGCAAGCAAATGTAAGGGGATATGCAACAGTCAAAAGTGTATATGCTTTACATAACGGGCAACAGTTTCCATTAAGCCTTGCTAATGGCACGTATAGCACGAATTTAGAAGGCATGACGGATGGTGACATACAATTCGTCATTGAAGATAGCAGAGGGTTCAAAACAACGCAAGAATGGCACGGAACGTATGTTCCATACTTCTACCCAACCATCACAGAGTTTAGTGCCGAACGTGACAATCCAACTGTTAATGATGGATATGCAAATGCAAAAGGAACGTTCTACAATGGTGAAAATAATGTACTTACTATCACAGTAAAAGACGATGGGAATAGAAGTACAAACGGAACAGGACAACTGAATGGTAATGATTTTACCTTAAAGCAACGTATTGTTGGTTATTCCTATGATAGAAACTACAACCTTACATTAAAAATCACAGATAAATATGGACAATCCACAGAGAAGTCCTATGTACTAACAGGTAATTTGTGGGCGATGATATTAGGGAAGTTAACCACAAGCGTACACATGCTTTGGGTAAGAAAGAACGGAAGCAATCCATGTGGAATTTATAATGAAGGCGACACTTCAACACTCGGCAGAACATACGCAAAAGGTGGATTGGCTATTGGTGGAAATGATACTTTTATTGTTAAACAATTTAGTGCGAATCACCCTGCAATAAATGCACAGGAATCAAAGTTAATTGATGTTAATATTTCAACTCCAGAAGGGTATGAAATTATATGTGTATTAAGAGCGTTTACTGATCATGTTACTTGCGATATTAAGGAAACAACAAAGTCGAATGTTACTGTATATGTAGGCAACACTTGGTGGGGATGGACTTTGCCGGCAGGTGAAACAGTAGTTGATGTTTTATATGTTAGAAAGGCAGAATAAAAAATGGCAGAAATAATATTAAATAACGGACATAAATATACAGTAGATACAATTGGTAAAAATCAATTTAGCAAACCATGTCGATTGGAAGATATTAAAATGATTATTGACGATATGCAGCAAGATAATATATCCGGTGCAAAAGTTAATAACGATCAAGCCTTATCACAACTAGGAAATTTAAGACTTAATAGTTTTAGCGTTGATTGCCTAGATAAAAAATATACAATCAGAGTATTTTTTGATGAAGTTTCTCAAGCAGAAATCGATTTAGCCAATCAAAGAGCGGAGACAGAAGCAGTCGCACATTTTATCGCATTAGGGCTGCAAAATGCAGAAATAAAAGATGTAATTAAGTGGGCAAAATTCCTAGAAAACTGGAACTCACGAAAATTTCCATATAAAAAAGGCGAACGATTTAAGTACAATGGCAATCCTTACGAAGTTGTCGAAGCTGTAACATCAAGCGAGTACAATACTCCAGATAAAGACAGTAAGCATTACAAACTGTTAAAAGCAAGTGAGAATAGCCAAGATAAACCGAAAGTCGAAATCAATTCGTGGGATGAAAAGAAAACCTATAACAAGGGCGATTTAGCAATCGCACGTGGAATTGTGTTTATCTCCAACATCAACAACAACAAGGGTAATGAACCAGGCTTCGGTAATGCCTGGGATTATTACAAAAATTAAATATTGCTATTAAGCGAATGCTGGAAACAGTGTTCGCTTTTTAGATAGAAAGAGGATGAATTATGAATGAAGATTTGGCGTTAACAACAGAGCAGTTAGAAGAATTAAGCAACAATAAAGCAGAGAAAGTAGAGGAATAATTTATGGGATATTCAGCTTTAACTAATGTAGCAATCATGAGTCCTAATCATTCAGGATCACGCTACAATTCAATTTCAAAGATTACTATTCATCATATGGCTGGTAATCTTTCAATCGAGACGTGTGGCAACGTCTTTTTAAATCCAAACAGACAGGCATCATCCAACTATGGAATCGGATCAGATGGTCGAATCGCATGCTATGTCGATGAAGAAAATCATCCGTGGACATCAGCCAACTGGGATAATGATGATCGTGCAATCACTATCGAAGTGGCAAATAGCGAGACTGGTGGCGATTGGCCAATCAGTCAAGCAGCATACGCTTCTTTAATTCGTTTGTGCGCAGACATCTGCAATCGCCACGGAATCTATCCTTATTACGACGGGACACCATCTGCAACATTGACAGAGCATTGTATGTTTGTGGCTACAAATTGCCCAGGTCCTACGATTCATAGTATGCAGGTCAACCATGTCATCGAAAATGACATTCGTGCAGCTATGGCAGGTGGTGCAGTTACCCCACAACCAACAACGTCAGTGAGTGGAGATGTTGAAGACTTAGCACTTAGAGCAATTGCAGGTGAGTTCGGCAATGGTGATGCAAGACGTGCCGCGTTAGGCGATATGTATAGTGCTGTACAAGCACGCATCAATGAAATGTATGGTGGTGTTGTAGCAACAACTGACTACTCTATCGATGCTATTGCATATCGTGTTATCGCTGGTGAGTTTGGTAACGGTGTAGACCGTATCAATGCATTAGCTGCAGCAGGATATGACAACGTAGCAGTACAGCAACGTGTAAATGAAATTCTTCAAGGCGGCGATAATACAGCTTCAGCACAAGATGACATGAGTGCTATTGCTGAAGCGGTCTACCGTGGTGATTATGGTAACGGTCAAGATAGAATTAACGCATTACGCGCAGCAGGGTATGATCCAGATGCAGTACAGCGCGCAGTAGACCAAATCTATTACGGTTTATAAAACAGGAGGTGTCTAAATGA